TAGGCAGCCGTTCTAAACTCTAGCTGTGCAAAGTCAGCTTCAAGTATCTTGCCACCTTCCCAACGTGATACAAACACTTTCTTTACAGGAAACGTACCACCTCTAGGCATGTTCTGCATGTTAGGGTCTGCACCACTAAATCTACCTGTAGCAGTTCTGTGTTGTAATAATCTTACATGTAGCTTACCATCAGGTTTCATATATGTGTTTATGCCTTGCACAAAAGAAGATAGATATGTATCCAATGCTGAAAGTCTTTGTAAATCATAAAGAAAACTATAAGCAGTTTCTGAGTTTGTTCTTTTGGTGACATGTTGCAGTACCTCCAACATCTTTTTATTGACACTAAATCCATTTGCACTTACCCACTTCACTGTAGGTGGATTAAACTTTAATCCTGCTATCTGTTGTGTAGGAACAAAAATGTAGCCAAGACTATGACAAGTATTACATTTGGGTAATTTAGCATAAAGAGTTCCATCCTTTTTTACCTTTCGTATTGTACCTGTTCCATTACATTCTCTACATTTCTGTGCTCTAGTTTTATATACTATGTCTGTATTCTCTTCTATTTTAGATTTTAACTCTTCTTTACTCATGTAAGGAACAAAGTGATTCATCCAAGTTGTTTTATCTTTTGGTTTTCTACTATAAATAATCCAAGACATTTGTTCTGGACTATTTAAATTTATAGGAGTATCACCCATAAGGTCATGCACTTGCCTATTTAATCTTTCTTCAATGTCAGCTTTCTCTTTCTCAAACTCTTCTCTTACTTCATTTAATTTAGATACATCAATAGTAAATCCTACTTGATATATTCTAGCCAAAGTAATAGCAACACGATTTGTTAGTAAGACTGTATTCATTAGTCCTGAATATTCTACTGTGTTAAGTTTTCTATATATAGCATCTGACAGTTCTTGTGTAGCCTTTAAGTCAGCAGATAAATAATCAGATAATTCTTGCTTAGGTATCTCATCAATAGGAACTTTATTTTTAAAATACTCTTTCATAGTATCTTGTTTCTTAGTATCTAAATCATATCTATTTGCACAAGCTTCAAGAGACAATGGTTCTTTTATTCCACGTTGTAAAACATACTCGCCTAACATTGTATCAAAAACAGGACCATCATATTTTAAACCACACTCCCATAACCATAGTAAATCATGTACTATGTTATGACCTATGAGTATGGTTGCTTCATCCAATAACTCTTGAACACCTGTGAAGTCATCTCTAAATAAATACTCTTCGCCTTTATCTGTAAGACAACCAACCATAACAAGCTTGTTGTTCGTCTCAAATGGGTCAAGGTGTAACTTGCCATCTCTATGAGTAACAGTATTTTCTACGTCAAGTGTTAGCTTCATTTAACTTATCCTTGTATATATAATTACTTACAAAGTGCTGTAAATCTTTTTTGTGTTTATACCATTTCGATTTATTAACAACTCTCCATGTGTTTGTAGTAATGCTAATAACAAATTTACCATCTACTAAAGCTAAACCTCTATCATAATCCTCTACTACATTACATAGCCTTATAAGTTGTATTAATTTTTCAAATTTTTTAACTTTTCTACGATGGCTATTACTATAATAGTCTTTATGATAATTATTTTTTGCACACAAGTCAGATAATTTTTTTTCTTCTTCCATCCAAAACTCAAGGTCAGGTATATCTTCTTTAGTATATACATTCATTTTTTTGTCTATACTCATGCTGTGTACCTAGCTGTTCTATAGTCAAGTTCACATGTAATACTTCCATGCCAACCTGTCAACTTATTTTTAACAACATTTAAATGTCTCTGTGGACCTTCTTCATCTTGTCCTTCTATTGGTGGGTTCTTCGCAATCAACACCATGAGGTCAGCTTCTGCAGCTTTACCTGTACGTGAACCTTCCATCATTGATTGATTAAGAATAACTTTACCTTCTGCATCAGCAGATAATTGAGACATGTAAAACATAGCACAGTTATGTGACTTCGCTATCTGTCTTGCATAAATTGCATTAGCTTTTAATGCTTCATCAGGTCTTGCAAAGCCACCAGTTCTAGCAAACTTGTCACCCATATCTAAGACAACAATATCAGGCTTATATGATTTACATACACTCTCTACCCATGCCATGTCACGATTAGATGCATCTTTAATCTCTATGTGCTTACGTACAGGATTATACAACTCATGTGCTTTTTGTGGATTATCTTTGACTTGATGCATTGTCATGCCTGTCGCAGCCGTTAGATATCTAGCTCCAACTCTATGTGGACCTTCCTCATTACAAAGGATAATACATCTAGCACCTTGATGTGCAAAGCCACCCGGGGATGCAATCAGAGAAGCATGAAAAGATGTCTTACCTGTATTAGGTCTCGCACCTACTTCAATTAGATGACCTGCATTCACACCCTCTACAACCCTCGTTAGACTAGGTATACTAAAATTCCACTTAGCTTCTAAATCATTCTTGGATAGCAAAGCATCAATGCTTATATCTTCCCACTGTATATTTAGATTAGGAGTAAAATCATCACCATACTGCTCCAAAATATTACGAAGAGGTTCAAGTGTAGATTGAGCACCATTGACATAATCAAAACCAAGATTAGCAATGTCTTCACCCACAACTTGTTGAAACAATTTAGATAAAACTTCTTGTGCAACGTCTTCTCCCATAGGTTGTTCTCGTTTAATTTGATTAAACAGAGAAGAGTACGCTTGCTTTTGTGCAGTAGTCATTGATGGATTACTTGACACAAACAGTGCTTCAATCTCATCAGGTGTTACTGTTCTTTCGTAAGTAGACATAGCATTATCTAATGCTTGCTTAATCTTCCTTACATCTTTACTGAATAATCGGTCTGGACATTTTGCACCTCTATGCTCATCATAGAATGTTTTGTCCATTAGGCTTCGTATTAATGATAGTTCCATATTTTACTCCTTTGGGGTTAGGAAATATAAATTGTTTAAGTCTTCTTCTCTTCTATATTTCAAATCATCTTTCAGTCTTAGTACTTTTACTTGTTTAACGTAGTTGCGTAACTCTTTAGCAAACTGCATTATCTTCTCTAGTGCGTCGGGGTCTAGGGCAATAATTGCTGTTGAGAACTGTGACAAGTATTGCTTATGTGATTCAGATAAAGATGTTCCTAGCACAGCAACCCCAACAATTTTTGTGCTTGCAACCACAGCTGCACTCACACAATCCTCAACAACAACAGCAGTTGTACCATGTCCTTGAGAATAAGGCAAGTTGTTTTTTCCGTATCGTTTCCATTTAGGTATCATTTTACCTAATGAACGACCCGCACCATCAATAATTTTATTATTGTGTACGATAGGAAACACTGCTCTGTTCTCCTTGACATCATAGTACAAGTTTAGTTTGTCAGCAGATAATGACCATTTATCACACCACTCAGTAATTGCCTTACGATTACCATGTGGTACAACATGTTCAGGAAACTCAAAGTCTGTATCGTCTTCTTGTTCCCTCTGCTTATTCATTGCAGTGCGAATATCATCTACAGTGAGTGTAACACGAGAACTTCCTGATAAACTACAAGATATCTTGTAACAGTTCCACATTACTGCACCCATATTATTAGTCACTGTAAATGTATTTTTACTATTACAGTTAGGACAATCTAATCTTTTAGATTCTCCTACACTTAAATGTAAATCATTTATATAACTGTATATATCCATTTATATGTATCACTTATATGTATATATAATATTAGCTGTTCGGCACTTGCCTTGTGCTTATATCAACAGATTCACGTATTGTCAATGCTTTTTTTGCACTTAGGTAAGTATTTTTCATGTAAGGCATCACACTATTAGGATTTGAATGTCCTGTAACAGACATTATTTGACCCATAGATACACCAGCCTCAACCATTTCAGTTGTACCTGTTCTACGTAAATCTGCCAATCGTAGCTCATTAGGCAGTCCTGCAGAGGTCAAAGCACTTCTTCCTACCTTAGACACCCCATGTAAGCTATATGGCTTGTATGCCCCTCTAATCGCCTTTGGCATGGGTGCGACATATTCTTGGAATCCGTAGTCCTCTTTCTGCTGTTTTAACATTTCAAGTAATTCTTCACTAATAGGTAAGTGAACTGTAGCTCTACGTTTAGACTGCTCTAAATGTAAAATGCCCTTATTAAAATCAATACAATCAAACTTTAATAATCGCATATCTCCAATTCTTTGACACCACTCATATGCCATATGCACAATCAATCCTAAGTTACGTGTCTTAAAATTTGAGTAGGCATAATCCAAGAATTGTTTGACCTGTTCCCTTGTCCAAAGAGTTTTTCTAGACTTACTTGTTTTTCTTTTGAAGGTAGAGAAAGGGTTACCTTGAACGTAACCCATCTCCATTCCATAAGAATAAATTTTCCTTGACACAGAACATATATGATTAGCCATAGAAATGCCACGATTTAGCCACACTTCATAAGCTTTTTTAGCTTTTGCACCAGTCATATTTTTTAAATAAGTTCTTGACAAAGGTTTACCATCTACTTGTGTCTCTAACATGTTCTTGAGAAAGTATTGATAATCTTGTTTAGATTTATCAGCTAACATATTGAAATCACTAGATAATAAATATTCATCAGCCAAGCCTTGTACAGTAGGATTGTTTTGTACAGACACAATTTCAGATTGCTGTTGCAAAAATGCATCAATCAATTTATTAAATTCATTTGCTTGCTTTTTTGCTATTGACAAATCAGAACCTA